AACATTAACATTAACATCTGGAGGAGTTACTCAAGATCTAACTTTTGCTGATAGTGATAGTTTTACATATGCAACAAGTTCTGTTTCAGTAGTTGCAGCAACAGGAACAGGTAATGTTGTCGCTGGAGATTATGATTCAGTTAATATTACTGACGGAACAGGAGATCTTACTGATAGAGGCATGACATTCAGGACATATGATGATATAGTTTCAGGATCAGCAGTGCCAGAAACTAATGGACAAACTGTTACTATTCAATTAAATCAAAATGCATTTGATGACTTAGAAGCAAAGCACCCAGATGGCGTTTTTGATGTTGGTATTATAAATACTAAATTTGACAAAGGAACATTTTTATCAGGCTCTCAACCAGGATCAAATATAATTAATGATAATCCACCTACAGGTGATGGTCAATTTACATCACCAGGTAATAGTCATGACACGATAGGTACAGATGTACATCATGAAGGTACATTTATCAAATTTTTTGGTTCATTAGGATATGGAGGCGTAGGAATACCAATATTGTCATATACATTTAAAGAACTACAACCAGCTGGCAAGGTAAGATTTGTTAATAAAGTAGTACATGCTTCAGGTAAGATATCTCAGACTGATACATTAGTTTAAGTATAGTTTCAACATATTTATATAAAAAGATAATACTATGGCAAAACGAATTCCAATATGGCCAGGATCATCATCATTTGCAACAGGACAAACTCCTTTTGGAATATATGATGCTCAATCCAACTTTCAAACAGATATTGATAAAGTAGCTGACTGGTGTGCAAAAAGATTAGGATTTCCTATAGTAGATGTTGAATTAGATTCAGGTTCATTTTATGCAGCATTTGAAGAAGCTGTTTCAGAATATGGAGCACAAGTTAATTCATTTAATATAAGAGATAATTTAATTAATTTATATGGATCTACATCTGGATCTAATAATTTATCACAAAGACATGTAACACCTGGTTTTGGAGGACTAATTGGATTAGCAGAAGAATATGGAACAGAAGCTGGTTCAGGAGGAGATCTAACTTATTATACAGGTTCATTAACAGTTTCATCAAGTCAACAAATATATGATTTAACAGATCCAAATATTGTAACATTAGAAAATGGTACACCTGGGACTGATACAATTGAAATTAAACGAGTATTTCATGAAGCACCTCCAGCTATAGTAAAATATTTTGATCCATTTGTAGGAACAGGATTAGGTACTCAACAAATGTTGGATGGATTTGGATTTGGAGGATTTTCACCTGGTGTGACATTTATGATGATGCCATTATATTATGATATATCCAGATTTCAAGCAATTGAATTTAATGATCAAATTCGTAAATCTGCTTATTCATTTGAATTGGTAAATGACAGAATAAAATTATTTCCTATACCAGATGGGTCAAACTTTACAAAAGTATATTTTCATTATATCAAAAAAGCTGAACGATTTAATCCATTAAAAGAGGGATCAGGAACTGGAAGAATAACTGATTTTTCAACAATACAATATGATTATTTACAGTATTCTCTTATAAATGATGTTGGAAGACAATGGATTCGTCGTTATGCATTAGCGTTATCAAAAGAAATGTTAGGATATGTTCGTGGTAAATATTCTTCAATGCCAATACCAAATGCAGAAATAACATTAAATGGTAGCGACCTTATATCAGCCGCGCAAACTGAAAAAGAAGGTCTTATATCAGAACTAAAAGAAATACTTGACCAAACTTCAAGACAAGCACAATTGGAAAGAAAACAAGCAGAATCAGATGCAATGCAGGCAACATTTAATAAAATGCCACTTAAAATTTATATAGGGTAATTATGGCACTATTCGGATCAGCTAGAGATGCAAGTTTATTAAGATCTATTAATCGAGAACTTATTTATGATTTAATAGATACTGAAATAGCATTCTACAAATTATCTCTAGAAGATACAGCAGCCAACATGTATGATGAAGCAGATAATAAAATTTATTTTTCACCAATGAGATTTAATTGTATTGTACAAAAAGATGAAAAATCATATGTAGGTGATGATGCAGGTTATGATTCAACTAGAACAGCTACATTTGCTTTTCACAGGCCAGAACTTGTAACAAACAATATTGTAATAGAAGAAGGTGATGTAATTGAATGGGACAATGAATTTTATGAAATTGATGGGGTTAGTGCATCACAATATTTTAGAGGCATTAATCCAACAACAGATTTAGGAGCAAATTTACCAGGAGGAAAAAATGCAACTGGAGAAGATGATATGAGAGATGAATTTGGTCAATCAATATCAGTCATAGTTACAGCTCATGTAACAAGAAGAAATAGATTGAATATACAAGAAGTGAGATCAGGAGTTAATAAACCTAATAGTATACCGAGGAACTTATAATGGCTAATAATGAATTAAAAAGAACATATTCAGCATTTACAGATAACGCTGCTTTAAATAGAGCTAATCAAGTTAGGCGTGATGATGATAATGTAAAAATTCCAAAAGTCACATTAGAGGATATTGATTGGGCAATGATGTCTTATATAAGAGATGTTATAAAACCAACTATAATTGAAAATGATCAAAAAATTGATGTACCATTGATGTGGGCAAATGGAGAAACATGGGCACAAGTTCAAGCACGTGGTTATATGAGAGATCGTAAAGGTAAAATAATGACTCCAGTTATAAGTATTAAACGTGGTACTATAAGTGAAAGAGATAATTTAAAAACATTAGGTGTTAATAAGAATCCAGATGATAATGTTTTGACTCATCGAAACAAATTTACTATGGCTAATAGATATGATAGATTTTCAGTAACAAGAAATATCAAACCATTACGAGAATTTTATGTTACAGCTATTCCAGAATTTGTTAATGTATCATATGAATTATTATTATGGACAGAATATACAGAACAAATGAATTCATTAATAGAACAAATAATGCCATTAAATGGATTTGCATGGGGTACTACTCAAAAATTTCCAGTATATATTCAAGATTATTCTTTTGAAGTAACAAATGCAACTGGAGAAGACAGAATTGTTAGAGCAACCATTCCATTTACTACCAAAGGAGTATTATTAATGGAAGATGAATTACGTGAATCGGTAATGCAAAAAAGATTTTCTGTTAAACGTGTTACATTTAAATCTGAAACTACAGCATTTGATGCCAATGTATCTGAAGGTCCAATTGGCGGATATGGATATCCAATTGATAAAGATAAGCCATTTAAAGATATACCTAATAAATTAGATGAATCAGGAAATGTGACGAAAGAACAAGGTGTTACTAAAACATCAAGAATTAGATCAATTGAAGGTATTCGAGATCTTCAAAATGATCGACCTCATGCAGATGATACAATCTAATTGTTTGAACATTTTCCAGCATATTTATATAAGTAGTATTAATATTAGATTTAGGGAAAAAAGTTATGGCAACAACAATAAAGTTTACGGCAGATGAACTAGAAAAAATTAAAAAACTGCGTGATAAAAATAATGAAAAAACTCGAGAGTTTGGTCAACTTGAAATGGAGTCATTAAGAGCAAATGAACACTATGAAAATTTAGTAAAAGAAAAGAAAAAGTTGATTGAAGAGTATAAAAAAATTCAAAAAGAAGAAAGAGATTTAGTTTTAGAATTAAACAAAAAATATGGATCTGGAACAGTTGATTTAGATTCTGGAGAATTTACTTCGTCAAATTGATAGTTTGACTAGAAAAAAATATATTTATAAGAAAATAATTAAACGAGGAGCAACATAATGGCTGAAAAAGTAGTATCACCTGGTGTATTTACCAATGAAATAGACCAATCCTTTTTACCTGCAGCTGTGTCAGCAATAGGCGCTGCAGTAGTCGGACCAACAACGAGAGGACCTGCAAATATACCAACGGTAATATCAACATATTCACAATATCAAAGAATATTTGGAGGAGTATTTACATCTGGATCTGGAGCATCAGAAAATTCATATAAATATTTAACAGATTATGCAGCTAGAGAATATTTAAAATTTGCTGATACATTAACTGTAGTAAGAATATTAGCATCAGGTCATTCTCCTGCATCAACAGTAGTTTCATCATCTACAACAGATGGTGCTACATTCGCAAGTGCATCGTTAGGATTTTCACATAATCCAACTGGTAGTATGGGTGGTGCAGCTGATGAAATTACAATTGGTGGTATAGACTTTACATTTGTTTCTGAATCAGCAGGATTATCTGATACTGCTAATCAAGTATTTGTAGAATTTGGTCATGCATCAGAAACTGCAGCAACAAATTTAGCTACTACTGTTGCGAATTTAAAAACAGCAATTGAAACTACAACATTAGCACTTACAGTAACAGCAAATGGTGATAACGGACTAATACTTTCAGGATCAGGTGCAGGAACAGGAGGAAACATTACTATAACAACAGGATCGGGTGGTGATACAACAGCAACAACATTGGGATTTGTTAGTGCATCAGATTCAGCAGATGCGGCTGTAGGATCATTAAATGTTCAAGGAGGTACAGATAATATTATTTCAGCTGTTGCATTTGAATTAGAAACATTACATGACGG